CAGTACAAGGCAGGAGTCAAAGCGTTTTTGCTGTACGTGTTTGCGTCGCACCCGATCCGGCACGAGTACAAGCCCGGCGATCCGCGTCGGGACGCCTTCTATGCCGGGATCGGCGAAGGCAAGCACATTGCGCAACGCGAGCAGCGCGCCAGCCGCGAAAGCGGCTTGTCGTGAAACCTTTCCGGCTGCACCCGGCACGACGCGGGTTTTCGGTCGTCTTTTTAAGGGTTATCGGTCAGCGGGAAAACTGACGCGGCCGGAAAACATGCGCGAGGAAGCCCAAAGCACGGGGCGGATGCCGCAGGAGTGACCAGCGACTTTTGCAGACGGCTGGCGTAACGGGAGAACGAAAGCCCCGCGACAAGCCGGGAGAGTACCGGCAAAGAATCTTTGCGAGACCGCCTCTGGACGCATCGCCGGTGAGCAGCGGGAGCAAGACGGCGCTAGGCGTGGTGAGAGCAAGGCGAACGGTGGAAGCTGGACCACGCGACCGTGACTTCCGGGGAGAGACCGGCAACTTACAAACTGCGAAGGGAAAAAACGAATGGATCATGCTTTTACCCGCGTACCAACCACGCATCTGCCTGGCGGGCTCGTCGTTCAATCGTTCGAGGTTTCGACGTTCCTTTGCTGCCAGGATCCAGAGTCGCGCGTTCCTCGCGCTGGCTCGCACGTCGCCAGCACGCCTTGGGTGCGCGTTTCGTACTTCGCCGCTTCGGCGGCTTGCCGGGCGGCCGGCTGGTCGCTGATTACCGAGCGGCAATGGCTGGCGATAGCTCACGATGCGGCAGGCCAGAATTGCAACTGGACTGGCGGGAAGTTTGGGCTCGGCAAGCTCAAGCAAGGGCTCCGGAAGCGCAGCATTTTGTCTCCGGCATCTGGCATGTACCAGCCTGACGACAAATCGGAAGCGCGCTGGAAAACCTTGTCCAACGGGCAAAAGCTGTGCGACTTCGGCGGCAACGCCTGGTCGTGGGTGTACGACGACATCCAAGGCGGCCAGGAAGGCGTTACCGGAGTTGTGGAGCCGGACTCCCCGAGCGTCACCACGGCGCCGTGCGATCCGCGCGCCGATGGAATGGGCATTTTCCCAAAAGCCGGGTCGGCAAGGTTGGTCTGGGACGACCGCGGGCTGATCCGGGGCGGCGGATGCTGCAGCGGGAAAGACGCCGGAGCGTTTGCGCTGTATGCCGCGCTGCTGAATGGCCAGTATGCCATGGTCGGATTTCGCGCAACGCGGCCGGTCTTTGATGGGGCCGACGCATGAGCCACTACAACGACCACAGCATGCAAGCGCGGCCAAGCCGCAGGCGAGGCGCCTCGCCGTTGCAGACGCTCGGCAGGGCAATCCACAACGCCTGCCGGCTGGCCTTGCGCATTGGGCTTGGCTTGCGCATTCCTGCCGCGCGCATCCACCAGCACGACCTGCACCAGGCGCGCCAGCATGCGGCCGACCAGGTGCGCCTGTCTCTCGAGGACGTCAGCTACTGGATGTCGGAGATTCACCGCATCGACGCCAAGCGCGCAGAAGCAGACGCCAGCGAGCAGTCACTGCACGATCGGCGAAACAGCTTGCGTCTGCCAACGCCGACAGGGCCAATCGAAACGCTTTGAGGAGCAACAACTCATGATACTCGGCTTGACAGGCCAGCCGTTCAACGGCAAAGACACCGCGGCGAATTACCTTGTCGCCGTTCACGGATTTCATCGACTCGCGTTTGCGGATCCCATTCGCGCTGGACTCAAGGCCATGCTCGGGCTGACTGATGATGACTTTTCGCCGGAGCGCAAGGAGATTCCAAGTGCCTGGCTTGGCGGCAAGACGCCGGTTGAGTTGATGGAGTCACTGGGGACAGCGTGGGGACAAGATCAGATCTGCAAAGACATCTGGTCATGGCAAGTACTTAGGGAGATTCAACACAAGCGCCGCGAGGGCCTGCGTAATTTCGTGGTTTCCGACGTGCGATTCCTGCACGAAGCCAACTCCCTGCGAACGCACGGCGGCAAGCTCCTGCGCATCGTCCGCCCCGGGGCGCCACGCAGCAACCGCAACGAATTCCGCAGCTTCCAGGAACAAATGCGCCTCGTGTCCGACGTGGACGTCGTAGCAGAATCCGTAGAGGAACTGCACGAAGTGCTCGACGACGTTTTGTATCAGCTTGGATTTTTCCACGCGCAGCGAGAGCGGTCCGCATGAGCAGCAACCGAGCCCAGCCGAACCAGCAAAAATACAAGCGCTGGACAGCCGAAGAGGAGCGCGAGCTTTGCTGCCTGTATGGCACCAGCCCGGCCACAAAGCTCGCCGCGCGCTTTGGCGTGTCTCCTGCAAAGCTGCGCGACAAAGCGTCGCACATGCAGCTAACCACGAACGCCGTGAAAGCGCGCAACAGGGCAGCAGCAGCCGCGGATGCCGCCGCGGCTGCTGTCGGCGACGAGGAAGATGAAGAAGCAATCAGCGACGACAAACAGCGCACGGCGCACGGATTTCAAAAGGTCGTTTGCAAGCCCGGATGCCGGATCATTACTCACACGATGCGATAGCACCAAGGAGGTAAAAGCCATGTCTACAACAAACCAAAATGGCGCCAGGGCCAAGATTCTCCGGGCGCTTGCCGAGTACGGTCTGATGCCGGTTTCCGAGCTTGCGGCCGCGGCTTGCTTATCGCCATCGCAGGCGCGCGATAATGCCAATCACGCCGTGACGGATGGGCTTGTCACGAAATGCCGTGACGACATCACGAACACGCTTGCGTACAGAATAACTGCAGCGGGCCGCGGTTATCTCTCGGAGCGCTGCCGCAAAGCTGCAGAAGAATTGTCTTGCGCCAGAACGGCGGCGGAAACGCAAGCCGTCGAGGCTGTCGCCACGAGAGTTGATCCGATTCCGGAGAGCATGCCGGACAACGTGGTTTCGATTTTCGCCACCGAGCCGGAGCCTCAGCCGGAGCAATACGCTATTTGCCGATCTGGCCAGGCGCATCTGTCCGCTTGGCCGCTGCGCGACATGACGATCGACGCGGCCCGCCAGCTTGCCATCGATGACGCTGCAGCGATTTGCGGCGAGGTCGTGCTTTACCGGTGCGTGCCGATCGGGAAGGCGTTTCCGCGGATTGTGTTCGAGGAGGCGTGACGATGGAAAGGATAAGCAATGGCTGAAAACCTTGGCCTCGCAGACCAAGCCGTGCAGGCGTTGGCGATGGTAAAGGCGATGGACAATGGCTTGGAGATGGGGCACCCAGAGCGGCACGCGATCCGAAGCATGCAGCGCGTGGCGCAGCAGGTGATCTCCGCTGGCCTGCGATCCGCGATTGATCTGGCGTGGCAGGCAAACGACCTGCGCAAACTGGCGCGCGAAATCGAAGCCGCCAAGACGCCGAACGCTAACGTAACCGGCCTTGCGCCGGGAAAGGACGATAAATGAACCATGAACCCATGCCGGCGCAAGGTCCGGTTGACGTATCTGTTGGGCAGGCTGACGAAGCCGCGAACACCGAAGGCCCGCGAGGAACCCATGGCTGCGCTTGCCTAGACCGTGACGCTATGCAGTGCGCCGCGATCCGCTACGGCATGGACCACTACGGCGAGCCATGCGAGTGCCTGTGTCATCAATGGGACGACGACGATGAATGCTACTGACGTGACGCCCAACGTGGAGTTCAGCGGCCGTACTCGGTCCGCTGGAACGCAGGGTTAGGCCTGCGGACTTGGAGAAACGAATGGATGAACGAGACGCCAAGGCGCAAGGCCTTGAAGTGCACCGCCGAGACATGGCCTTTGTGCGCGGCTATGTGACTTGCACTACATGCGCATGCAATTACCACTGCGCAGACGACAAGCCCGGACACCGGGTGCCGACCTACTGCCAGCGCTACAGCATCCACATTGACCCTGCGGCGACGGACGCGAACATTCTGCGCGCCGAAGCCTGCGACCAGTGGGTGCACGAGGCACTGGACAGAAACATGGTGGTGAACCCGGACCACGCCTACCGCTACGACAAATGGCAAGAGGCGTGGCGAGGTCAAGCGACACACCTACCTGACGCCTGCCCAAGTCGAGATCCTGGCTGACTGCTGCGACCATCCCGTTGTAGCGCGCGCCATCCGGCTCTCGGCGCGTACAGGGCTACGGCAAGGCGAGCTCCTGGCTGCCGACACCATACACGACGGATTCATCGTCATCGGCCCGGAAATCAGCAAGACAGCCAGGCCGCGCCTGGTGCCCGTTCCGGCGGACATGAGCGACCTGACGCTGCCGCTCGGCATGTCGTACCAGACGCTGCGCACCCATTTCGAGCGAGCACGCACCAAAGCCGGAATGCCGGGGCTGCACTGGCACGACCTGCGCCACACGGCGGCGAGCTGGTGGGCGCAGTCTGGCGCGACGCTTGTACTGCTGCGCGACTTGCTCGGACACACCACCACAGCCGAGACATCGCGTTACTCTCACCTGATGCGCGCCGACCTGCGGGCGGGCGCCGATCGGATGACTGAGGCAATCGCAGCTGCACAGGATTTACACAAAGACGCGTAACAGCTTGATTCCATTGGCGCAGCGGATGATTTTAAGTCTCTTGTGTCTACCTGTTTCACCATCCGGGCTCTTGCAAAATCAACGGCTTGCGATCGGCCAATCGGTCAGCGACCGACAACTGACGCCGCCAACTGGCACATCAACCGCACAAAATCTGCACATGACATTGACGACTGTCGGCGCTGTCGGAGAATCGTAGCACGACAGCAAAAAAGATCAAAAAACCTGTTGACACTCTCGAA